AGAAGAAGTACCCGAAGAGGTAAAACAAGCGCAATGTGAGGAAGCTCTTGCATTGCTCAAATATGGCAACAACACACGTACCAGGCTACAGGAGCAAGGTGTAATCAGGGTAGACTTTGGGAGTGTAAGCGAGGAATACGACAAAAGCAGAATCGGCAAGCTGTACAGCAAAGAAGCATTTGAGTTATTGCGGCCATATATTGCAGGTGCAGTTGCTATTGTGTAGGGGTGTCCATGATGGTGAGGGAATATCTAAACCAGACAGCAACACTAAAAACTGTAATAGGGTTGTCGGGGTACGGTAAGCCGATAACGGAGGACAAAGAAATTCCTTGCCGATTTGAGATGAAGCGCAAACTTGTTAGGGATAGGCAAGGCAACGAGGTAGTTTCCGAGGCGACTATGTACTGCATTGAGTCGGTCAAGCCAGAGGACAGAGTAGTTTATAATGGCCAAGAATATACCGTTATTAGTGTGCTGGAGGTAGTCGATTTGGACGGCAATATTGTTTACTACGAGGTGGCTTTGTGATGGCAAGAGGTTATTCGCTAAAATGGCGGGGAAAGGAAGCTGTAGAGATTGCCAAAAGTGCTGCTTTGGGAGCGTTACAGAAGTGTGCAGCAGACCTGCAAAATAAGAGTAGCAATCAAGCACCGATAGATAAAGGCGATTTGCGGGCAAATTGTTCAGTCAGTCCCCTGCAGGAGGAAGCAGGGGTTTTTTATTACAAGGTGGGGTATGACTTGCCGTACGCAATAATTCAGCATGAGAGGTTGGATTTTAACCACCCAAAGGGCGGGAAGGCGAAATATCTTGAAGACCCATACAACGAAAACAAAAGGCAATACGAGCGATATGTGAAGGATGCCGTCCGGCAGGCGCTGAAGAATGAGAGGTGACGCCGATGTGCTGCTAGAGGATATTAGGACATATTTAGAGCAGCAAGGGCTGGGTGTGTTTGGTGAAGATTTGTTTATTGGTGTAATGCCATCGAAGCCAGACAATTGCATTGTACTTTTTGAGTATGCAGGCGAGCCGATGGATTTGGTAGATTCCCACCTAGAGTACCCGAGCTTGCAGGTGTTGGTACGAAATACAGACTATCCTGCAGGCAGGCAAAAAATCGAGGAAATAACAAAAACTTTGCACGGCGTGTCCGAACAGATCATAAATGGGACACGCTATTTGCTTATTCAGGCAAGGCAAAGCCCTTTCTTCTTGGAGTGGGACGAGAACGAAAGGGCTATTTTTGTTGTCAATTTTAGAATTATCAAGGAGGTCGGATAATTATGGCGATTGTAGGATATGGCGGTGGGGTTTATCTTGGCGATACCCCGACAAAGGTGGCGGAGATAGCAAGCTGGAGCTTGGATACAGATGCGGAAGATATTGACATCACGTCTTTTGACTCTAATGGATGGAGAGAAAGGATGCAAGGTATAAAAGAGTGGAGCGGGTCTTTTGAAGGAAACTTCAAACCCGAGGATACCACAGGACAAGCAGCGCTGATAAACGCATGGTTGAATGGCCAGAAAGTCAAACTGGAGCTTCAAGTCAATCAGAACGTAAAATTCACAGGAGAAGCATATATAACGCTTTCTATTGAGACACCGGTTGATGATAAGGCGTCTTTTAGTGTTGACTTTTCTGGTACAGGGCCTTTGACAGCAACGCTTGGGACAGGAGTATAATGCGTTATGGCTATAGCGGGAAGGATTGGGGCAGTATATGTATTAGATACTGCCCCTTCTAATTTTGATATACTTCCTGAACGTATGGAGCAGGCAGGCGTTTTGTTTTTATGGACGCTGGATATAAAACAATCTCTGTACAGGTTTTTCGGGGATGGATACATGGAACATGGCAGTGCTATAACCGGTTGGCATGTGACAGTAGAAGGCTATTGTGGAAATGAAAAGCTTTGGACTAATGAAAATAAAATTGTCTTTATCAAGCTGTTTACTGAGAAAGGCACATCATTGAAAGGTTTTGGCGGTTATGCTAAATTGCCAAAGCTAGCAGGCAGACCTAATGCACTTCTCAAAGAACCTATTTGCATAGAAGGCATTGGCAAATTGTTGTGGGAGGTTGATAAAGCATGAGAAATAAGGTTGTACAATTTGCTGGGAAGGAAATAAGGGTGGAAGAAAAGAAGATAGGCGACCTTGAGAAGCTTATTGAAAAAGTATTTCCAAGCAGCAAGGGGAAAATATCGAAAATTGATATTACGAAGGAATTCGGCGATTTAGATTTCGATGTGCTGTATAAAAAACTACAAGCATTGTTCCCCGAAATAACTGTAGATGACATCAAGAACGCATACATGAGCGAGATAGAGGAGCTTATAGGAGCATTCATCGATGTAAATTTTTTAGGACTGAAGAAACTGCTGAAGCCGTTGCTGAATGTGGCTCAGATTGGCTTACCCCAGAGATAATTGTTACATTGGCCAGAGAATTTGGATGGACACCGCAGGAAATGCGGGAATTGTATCCATCTGAACTGGCTGCAATACTGATGGAGCTAAAAAAGCAAAAAGAAGTGGAAGAATATGCGGAGATGCGTGGCAAATGGGCTTTCTTGGCTGCTGTAATTACCAATGCAGCAGCTGGTATTGTAGCAGCATTTAGCAAGCGTAAGACAAAGCAGGCTAATCCGGAAGACTTTATGGACAAAAAATGGATAAAGAAAATGGAGAAAATACTGAAAGAGACCCAACCATCCCAAGAAGAGGATGAGTGGGTCTCTTTGATTGATGAGGCAAAAATGAAAGGATTAAAAGGGCCATGGGAGTTATTCATACGATGAAATAGATAGTTGGTATTCTACTTGTACTGCCGAAGGTTCTATCCATAAGATTCCGTATGTTTGCAGACCGGGCTTTAGATTTTTTATATCAAATATTTCATGTGCAAGCTCATTCCCTAATATGTTATCTTTTACGGTTACAGACAGTAGTCCTGAAAACGTGTAGTTTGAGTTGTTTTTTACCCATATTACCAGTTTTTGTTTGCCTTTATAAAACGTATTTTGTAGTTCGTGAGATACTGCAACATTGTTGAAAATTTCTTGTACGATTTGTTGCTGTTGTTCGGTTTGCTGGGTAGAGGTTTGAACAACTTGCGGTTGGTCGGATTCTCCAGTTTCAATTGCAATTACAAATCCTAAGAGGGTTAAGCTCAAACCAACAAGGATGCATATTCCCCAGCGGGTAAAATTTGTTCCACGATTAATAATGGCTCGAATGATTTGGATAAACAGCATTAAAACGCCTATGGCTAATGCTATTAGCCCACAAGCTAAAAAAATAGCTCCAATAATATCCATAAGATTCCTCCTTTATCTACCATTTTTTTTGATTATATCACAACAAGGCGGTGTTAGAAATGCAAGTAGGTGAATTACTTGTTAAGCTTGGCGTAGATTGGTCGGCATATCAGAAGGATTTAAAAAGGGCAGAAGCAGAGGCTCAAAGAAGTGGAAGTGTAATAGGGCAAATTTTTAGGAATGCCTTTTCTTTTGCGCTTGGTATGGGCTTTTTCGAGGCTATCAAGCGGGGATTCAAGTCGATTATAGGTGAAGCAATAGATTTCAACAGCACGATGGAGCAGGCACAAATAGGTTTTACAACCATGCTAAAAAGTGCCGAGGATGCGCAGGCTTTTTTGCGCGAAATGATGAATTTCGCAGCAAGGACACCGTTTGAATTTCCTGACCTGCTGGAAGCCTCTAGACGCATGATGGCTTATGGTTTTGCTGCAAATGATGTATTACCCATGTTGCAAGCTGTAGGGGATGCTACAGCTGCCTTGGGACTGGGCGCAGAAGGCATTGACAGGATAATCCTAGCTCTTGGACAGATGCGGGCAAAAGGCAAGGTAACAGGCGAGGAGATGCGCCAGCTAACTGAGGCAGGCATACCAGCGTGGGAGATACTCGCTGAGGCGATGGGCAAATCTACAGCCGAAGTGATGAAGCTGGCTTCTAAGGGATTTATTCCTGCTGGTGAGGCCATACAGGCGCTGGTCGAGGGACTGGATAAACGATTCGGCGGTATGATGCAGCGGATGGAGAACACATGGGCAGGGATAACTTCCACCCTCAAAGACGTATGGCGGATGACGGTAGGCTCAATCACGGTAGAGCTGTTCAAGGGTGTGACTGGTTGGTTGCAACGGCTCAGGGATATGGCCACTACCTTTTATCAAGTTTTTTCAACGTTAAGACAGCGAGGAATAGATACAGCGAATGCTTTGAGGTATGCCATCACGTATGCGTTTGGTGAAAATGTGGGGACGGTTGCAAATGTGATAATTACTACGGTGCAGCGCATATGGCAGGCATTTGTACGTGCAGCGGTAATAATCCGGACATACTGGGAGAGCATCCGATTTGTCTTGACAGGGGTATTAACTACCCTGTTTGTGTTTAAAGTGGTCTTACCAATTTTCAATACCTTCATCAAGTTAGTGGGCATATTGAATGGAAGTTTGACGGTAACAAGCGGGTTATTTGGCTTATTGTCGAAAGCGGTGGCAATTTATAGAGCGCAGCTCATAACAGCAGATGTGATGGGAACGGTCGCAATAACCAGATTTATGCAGATGCGAATGGCTGTATCGGCACTCATTCAGGCATTTGGCGCATTGAGGTTGGCTATTTTAGGGGTAGCTGCATTAATTTTGGGGCCCTTGGTATGGGCTTGGAGCAAGTACGCAGAACACGTCCAAAAGACGAATATGGCAAGGCTAAATGCACAATTACAGGCGTCTATAGGCGGGCTTGACAAGAGCCTTGGCAATTTACCAAATACCGCTACACAGGCAGGGAAAGGGCTTAGTGACCTTGGCAAGAACACAGCTAAGGCGAGCAAGAAGGCAAAAGGGAGCTTGGCTCCATTTGACGAATTACACCAAATTATGACATCTACTGCCGATAGTGCGGAGGATGCGGGGGCTTCAATTGGTGATATCACTATGCCGGCGGTAGGTGTGGGTGGCTTTAGCGGTGGTGCCCTCGACTTCTCTATACCGAGCCTTGATTTTAAGGAAGAAAAAATGTCCATTAAAGGATTCCTAAAATGGGCATGGGACTCAATTCGCAAATGGAAAATTTGGAAGTGGCTAGCGGATGCATGGGACTGGCTAGTAAAACAAGGCAAAAAAGCATGGGAACTTCTCAAACAGTATATTTGGCAACCTATGGTTGATGTTTGGAATTGGCTTGTGGAGCTGTGGAATAAGTTATCACCGTGGTTACAAGATAAATGGGATAGCCTTGTTGAGGCAGCAAAAACAGCATGGGGCTGGATAAAAGAACATATCATAAAACCAATATCTGATGCATGGGCTTGGTTGGTAGAGATATGGAATAAGGCGGTTGCATGGCTTGGCGAGCGCTGGAACAGAATAGTCGAACTGGCCAAGACGGCATGGAATTGGGTTAAAGAACATATAATCAACCCGCTTAAAAATGCTTGGGACTGGTTGTTGCAAGCATGGAATTCTATTACTACATGGCTTTCGCAAAAGTGGAACGATATAGCTACAACCGCCAAAGTAGCATGGGAGTGGGTCAAGCAACACATAATCAACCCGATAAAGAATACTTGGGATTGGTTAGTGCAGGTATGGAATTCTATAACATCATGGTTGTCTAGCAAGTGGAATGAAATAGTCAATACAGCTAGAACAGTATGGGGTTGGATTAAGGACAACATAATCAGACCAATTCAGGATGCATGGAATTGGCTCGTTAGTGTTTGGAATTCAATTACTGGATGGCTATCTAGCAAGTGGAACGATATTGCAAACACAGCTAGAACTGTTTGGGATTGGGTTTATAACAACATTGTTAATCCTGTCAAGCGAGCATGGGATTGGCTAATATCGACGTGGAATTCGATAAAAGCAAAATTGGGTGAAATATGGAACAGCATAAGCTCTAAAGCATCGAGTATATGGAAAGGCATCGGCAACACTATAATACGATTCATCAATGGTGCAATAGACGCCATAAACGGTATGATTCGAGGCTTAAACAAAATAAAAATTTCCTTCCCGAGCTGGGTACCGCTTTTAGGCGGGAAAACATTGGGATTCAACCTTCAAACAATCGGCCATATTCCGTATTTAGCGGAAGGCGGTATCGTAACGTCCCCCACGCTGGCCATGATTGGAGAGGCAGGGGCAGAGGCGGTAATACCGCTTGAGAGAGATAGTGCTGTATTAAACAAGTTGGTAAATAGGATAATGGAAAGATTGGACGCTTTGTCGCTTGGT